TATCTTTCACCGCAACGTTAACCGTTGCGAGGGACTCCATAGTTGGTAAATGCTTTGGAATACTGGGGGCGACAAAACTTACCCATCATTGCTGATCGACTGCCGAAAGGGGCGGAGTCGAGGCACAAGCCCATTTTGGTAAAACGACGTGTCAGCTCTGGATCATTAAATGCAAGCTCACGAGCGATGACATCATCCCAATCGATGTGGCCGCCCTTCTCGAGTCGGAAGAAGCTGCGGATGAGGCTATTGAGAAAGTTCCAGGCGGCGGGGTTGGTGCCGGCTGTGTCAACAAGCAGGCCGGCCCAACGTGACAAATGAATGGCTCGGGAGGGTGCATGATCCGCGGTTGTTATCGATTTCGCATAATAATCGCGGGTTTCCCGAAAAGGCATGACCGCTGTACCGCGTGGTGTCTTAATCTGAATGAAGAACCGCTTCAGATAATTTACACCGGGTTTGCCAATAATCACGGTGTCAACAACTTCCCCATCGTCTCCCTTTATGTGCTCAATAACCGTGAAGAATTCTCCGGGACCATGGACGAAGGTCTCTGAAATTTTGATAGACATCCCCCATCTTTCGGCGAAATGTTCCTGGACCATCCCGTACTCATACTTCATGGTGCCGTCCTCCTTAAGAATCGGCTGGGTGATAAGCTTGAGAACGCTCCAAGGTAGACTAAGGAGTATATTATCACCATAAATACGAGCTTGTTTATCATGAGCTAAAAATTCAGCCAGTTCGAAGGTGTGCTCACCCTCCACAAGAAAGTCCTCTACGTGGTAGAGCAATGTACGAATGACGACATCAACATAAACCGTGTCGCCCCAAGACGTTCCGTAAAGGCCGGAGAACATAACGCCAATAACGAGTCGATAGTCAAAACCGGTCCATTTGACCATGGTGACAGCGATATCATCTGCAGCCCATATCATGAACGAGCGCATTATCTTGTAAGCTTCGGCGTCAGCCGGGTTGTAGAATGCAAGGGGCAACGAGAAAAGTAATGTGAGCATCGGAGCCATGAGGGACTGGTCGAGCTTGCTGATATCCGTAGAAAACCACCCCGTTTTTTGATCACGGGCGTGGAGGGCGTCTGCGAGATCATGAGCGCCCCCACCAGACCAGGAGTG